AGTGAAAGCCGCACGCTGTTGCGCCAGGCAAATGACAGTCGCCAGTAATCTGATGATGTATATACTGAAAGCCAGCAATGCTGGCTTTAACCATATAATGCATGGTTACTGCATATCAATAACTTACATGTAACACCTTTAAAAAACAGTAAGTTAAAAAAAGCTGTAACCATCTGGAACCGTTTCAAACACCCCGAAGTGTGGACGCAATGTGGACACTCCGGGGTGTAAGATTTTACAGCGATATGCCTCCGGCAAGCGGATTCAATGCAACCGCATTTTGGAGGTACTCCGGCGAAAGGTGCGCATACGTCATAGTTTGCTGAATGTTCGCATGGCCCAGTATTCTCTGTAGTGCAATGATGTTGCCCCCATTCATCACGAAATGACTTGCGAAGGTATGCCGCAGAATATGCGTTGCCTGATTTGGTGGGATGTCGGGCTTGACCATCTTCAGTATCTTGCAAAAACTCACATAATCGACGTTGAAAAACTTCCCGCTGGCCTTTTCCTTGATCATCTTTTCCAGTTCGGCAGAGATTGGAACCGTGCGTTTTTTTCCGTTCTTCGTTTTCAGGAACGTGACCCGCGCGTTAACCAACTGCGTTGGTTTCAGTGTAACGAGTTCCGTCCATCTTCCGCCCGTACTGAGTCCGAGAAGCGCGACGAGCAGATCATCCCCTGTGCAGGAATTCAGCAGCAGTGAAATCTCGGCTTTGTCCAGGAACGCCATTTCCTGATTCGCTTCCGCCAAAGGCGGCAGGCCACGAACGGGGTGCGGACCGGCAAACTCGTCCAGTTGCATCAACTTGGAGAACATGCCAGATAAACGGTACAGGTCACGGTTAATCGTTGATGCGCTCACACCGTCGCGCAACCTCGCGGAACGGTAATCCATCAATATCCGTTTGTTTAATCTGGTGACGGGTAGATCTCCAATGTCGTCCATGGTTTTAACCAGGTGATTAAACTCCTTCGTTCCGCGCTCCAGGTTTTGCCCGTAATACTTCCACCATATATCCAGCAATTCTTTTAACGTTCGCCTGTCTGCCCGCTGACCAGCCCACTCTTTGGTATTAGCGTTCGCCAGCGTATAGCGTTCAAATGCTAACGCTTCGGCTTTCCTTTCAAACTTCCGGCGAATGCGACGTCCTTCGCGCCCGCGCGGCCTGATGTCCACTTCATATCGACCATCATCGAGTCTCTTAATACTCATAAGACCCTCCGACAGCTTTTAAGGTTTTAATTCCTGACTTCTGCTTAAAGTTAGTTTTGTTAACTACCCTTTTAGGGTTGTGGCAGTTATATCTAGCAACAAGTAAACAACATTTGAAATAAATATAATCTTGGTTAATCGTTAACCAGTTTTGCGGCCTGAGGGTGACGAGGTTGTTTCTTCTTGCCCACAGTGTGCGACGACCGGGCTAATTTGTCCGGATTCGGGGGCTGTCTCGTCAGTCATAATCCAAAGCGTGTATTTTTTGAACAGCGGGGCGTTTACGATCTGCTTCACAATTTGTAAGCCTGGTTCCTTATGACCACCTTCATAGTTTTTTAAAGAACTAAGCGCTACGCCGCTGATTTCGCAAAACTTCGCTTGTGTCAGCCCTTCAGCTTTACGAATAGCACGGAGTTTCTCCGATGTTTTCATTTGACATGGTTCCCCTATGGAGACTATATTTGCCTCGAATGGTACCCAATCGGATACCATTTTAGGCGCGAGTCCAGCGCTTCAGGAAGCATCCTGAACCGTTTTTAAGCCGCTGGATCCTACAAGGTTAGCATGTAACCAGATGAGAATGGAGAGTGTCATGGAAGCAAACGACTACGTTATCCAGTATCCGCTTGATGCGGTGCACCCTGATAAGTTCGCGGAACTGCTGGGGAAACCCCGCACCGCAGTAGCTGCGATGATTGAAAAAAACAAACTGCCGATCGTTGAGTTTCGCGATCCGACGAAACCGAAAGCCCGCGCCGGTGACAAGCTGGTCTATGTTCCAGAGTTCAATCGCGGTGTTCGTGAAGCGTTTTACAACCGCCCGGTTGAACAGCGCGATGCATGGCTTTTATGGATGGGGCTGTAATCATGACTACGCTGACGACAAGCCCTTCTTTCGCAAGCCTGTTAACCAAAAGCCAGCAGGTAACACACCGCGCCCACACCCGTGGCTGGATTGAAACCCCGGACGGTCGCTTCTTCCAGCCAAAGGCAACCGACGTGCAGTTCATCAAACAGTCACGTTTGCCGTTTATGTCTCGCCCGCGCAATAAGCGCCGCTGGTTCGCCCGCCTGATGGGCATCTTCGCTTAGTTCTGGTGAGGTGGATATGTTCATGGATAAAACAGGACAGCAACCGGGACGCCGCAGTTTTCTGGAACAACGCGCCCGACTGCAAGCCAGTTTGAACGCCAACCGCGTGAACGATACGGCAACCCGCTTCAATCGCCTGGATGAAACTCGCAAGAAAGTGGTTTTCATCCTGGCGAATGATGCGGCCAGCCGCGTGGCCGGTTTACCACAACTAACCCGCCGCCACCTGAATTTAGCTTTTGCAGATCTGACCGAAGCGGAACAAACCTGCCTGATGATGGGGATTAAGCGCCTTTCAGAGTTCGCCGCGTCAATGCCGTGGGAATTTGAGGACTACGCCGCGCCCCGCGCTGAAATGCAGGCTTTACGTGACAAGCCGCCAGAGCCAGACAAACCAACCAATTAACAAATAACTGACCACAAAAAAGAAACAGGCGCTAACGCGTCGGGCTTCTTGCACCCTGGAGAAAGTAAAATGATTCGTTCGCTTGTGAAATGGCCTGGTGGTAAAAGCCGCGTAATTCCCGATCTGCTGCCCGTACTGCCTAAAGCGGATTGCCTGGTTGAACCGTTCGTCGGCGGTGCTTCTGTCTTCCTCAATACTGAATATCGCCGCTATATCCTGGGTGATATCAATCCAGACCTGATTAACCTATACCGCCAGATAACCCGCTGGCCGGATGCAGTGATTAACGCCGCTCGCCCGTTGTTTAAGGTGTATGGCGATAAAGACGGTTATCAGTGGGTCCGGGATGATTTCAACGCCCGTGCCAGAGATAATCTTTCTTCGCGTGAAGTTTTCGAAAACGGCCCGGACGCGGGCAAGATCCTTCGCGCTGCGCAATTCCTTTATCTGAATCGCCACGGTTATAACGGCGTTGTGCGCTACAACCGCCAGGGCGGATATAACGTTCCCTTTGGTAAGCATAAAACCCCGCCTTACTTCCCCGAAGAACAGATCCGCTTGTTCTCTGAAAAGGCCAACGACACAAAAGCCGTTTTCGTTTGTTGCGACTACCAGAGCACATTAAAAATCATGATTGGCAGTGATGCCGTTATCTACTGCGATCCGCCGTACCTGCCAGCAAGCGAAACAGCCAATTTTACCCAGTACCACACCGCCCCGTTTGGTGAGAAACAACATCGCCAGTTAGCTGCGGCCCTGCTGGCTGCCAACCGCCTGACTGGTTCGCCGGTGATCCTGTCAAACAGTGATACCCCAGTCACCCGTGAGATCTACAGCGCTTTCAAATTCCAGGAAATCAGCGTTAACCGTTCAGTCAGCGCGAACGCCATTACCAGGGGAGCCGCCAGCGAGGTGATCGGCGTCCTCAAAGTGTGCGACGGCTGCGGGCGTGCCGGTGGCGGTTGTTGCCCTGATTGCGGCCCAGTAATGGGGAATGCGACATACAAAGAAATGATCGCGACGGCTGCGGCGAATGGTGTGGAGGCTTTCCAGTGACTACCCGTTTGCAGATTTCATGCGCCGCACCGCTGTGCGTAAGCAAGCGTGCAACCGCTGAATTAAGCCGGTACGTGAAAGGCCGGAGAAATTTTTCCCGCATTGCGCCACATCATTACCTGGTGATCCGTCTGGGTTGCCGCTGGCGGTTGTTGAGTAAGGACGGCGGCAAGGTCTGGTCATTGCTGACCCACGAAAAGTACAACGTGGAGAGCAAAAAATGACAGTCGCTTATTACAACGAAATTGATCCATTTGCGGCCCAATGGCTACGCAACCTTATTGCTGCCGGTCTAATCGCCCCCGGCATTGTTGACGAACGGAGCATTGAAGATGTCACACCAAACGACCTACGCGGATTTACTCAAGTCCATTTCTTCGCAGGGATTGGTATTTGGTCATATGCCCTGCGCCGTGCTGGCTGGCCGGACTCTCGCCCCGTATGGACGGGGTCTTGCCCATGCCAGCCTTTCAGCGCGGCAGGCAAAGGAAAAGGGTTTGCTGACGAGCGGCACTTATGGCCCGCCATGCATTGGCTGGCTGGGCAGTGCCGCCCTCTCGTTATCTTTGGCGAGCAATCTGCGAGCGCTGACGCAAACGACTGGATCGACCTTGTACAAACTGACATGGAAGGAATGGGTTATGCCTTCGGGGCGTGCGCGTTTCCGTCTGCGAGCGTCGGCGCACCGCATATCCGGGACAGGGCTTACTGGGTGGCCGACGCCGACCGCAAGCAATACGAAAAATGCCTACCAGGACGCGGAGAAAGTGATTGCACGAAAACTTGCTGGTCGCCAGTCGAACTTGCAGGACTTCGCCTGTCTGGCGGGGTGGCCGACACCAGCGGCAAGAGATCACAAGGGGGGTTATCAGGGCGGGAGGATGCGCAACGGGAAATTATCCACGGACACACTGGACGTGGTAGCCCAAATAGCGGATGCGGCCCGGTTAACGGCTTCTGGGGATCTGCTGACTGGCTGTTTTGCAGGGATGAAAAGTGGCGGCCAGTTGAACCCGAACTTATCCCGCTGGTTGATGGGGATTCCGCAAGAGTGGGAAAAATCCGCGCCTACGGAAACGCCGTCAACGCTGAAGCGGCAACGGCGTTCGTAAAAGCTTACATGATGGGGGCGTCCGATGTCTGACGTCTTCGTATGGGATTGGAACAAGCCCCGCCCCGCTATCGGGGCGTTTACCTTTGAATCTGCAAAGCTCGCCCCGCTCGCCGGGGCGGTGGCGCATCACCCTGCCGTTGAAAAGCATATCGACCGGCTTATCAAACGCGCCGGTTATAACCCGGCTGAGGTTCGCAATCGTGGAGCGCTGATCCATGCGCTGGACAAATACGAGCCGCACGGCCTGCCGTTTGTCGTACATCAAGAAATGGTCAGAAAAGATATGGCCGCCGCAAAGGCCGCCGCAGCCGCATGGGCCAGCACGCCGGAAGGTGTGGAGGCCCGTTTGTTGTCTGAGCCGTTTTTTATCCGCGAAGTCTGGCGCAAAAAAATCGACTGGTTACGCGCCAACCGTGAAGCCCGACACATTAATGATTTTCTTATGGGGACCGTGAAAAAATCATTACTGCGTCTTGATGTCGTGCGCAGCAAACAAGGCGTTGCGACAGACGTCAACAGCGAACTGGCCGCCTACTGGCATGGCCGCTGGCAACGCCTGGCAGATTTCACCAAACGGGAAGCGTTAAGCGCCGCGCATGAGATTGCCAACCGCCTGGCGGAAATGCTTGAAACCGAATGCGCCGCTTTGGGCCTGACCGCCGAGGGCATGAGCATTGAGGAACTGGACTGGATTTATTGCCACCTGGGCCGCGAAATGCTGGCCCTTCGCGTTGTGCCTCCTGCCTGGACTGCGCCGTGGGAACGTGAGCGGATCTTTACTGCCATTCTAAAAATGTGCTCGCCTGACTGGTGGGGGCGCAAAATCTGGCGTCTTCGCTGCGACTGGCGCGAAAACCAGTTGCGTGCAATCGGCGCGGTTCACCGCAAGGCCCACGCCTATGTAAGCGCCTCAAGTCTGATTGAATGGCAGGAACAGCGCCGTAAGAGCCGCGAATTTTTCAAAAGCCATGAGCTTGTCGACGAAGACGGCAACGTTTCATCGCTTGAAGATATGATTAACAAGTCCACATCCAATCCGGCGATCCGACGCCATGAGCTAATGGCGCGTATGGCTGGCGTGGAGCTTGTCGCACAACAGCGCGGCGATGTGGGCATCTTCCTGACCATCACTTGTCCGTCCAAATATCACAGCAATGTCGAATCCGGTCACCATAACAGCAAGTGGAATCACACCACCGTTGCCCAGGCGCAGCGGTATTTATGTCGCGTCTGGAACCGCGCAACCGCCAAACTGAAGCGTGAAGATTTACGCCCCTATGGCTTCCGTGTCGCAGAGCCACACCACGACGGGACGCCACACTGGCACGCCCTGTTATTCATGCCGCAGGCGGAAGTAAAAGCCACGGTCGCAATATTGCGCGAATACTTCACCAAAGAAGACCGCGCCGAACTGGGCCGCAATACCGGCGCTCGCTTCAAGTCCAAAAAAATGGACCCGCGCAAAGGGTCAGCAACGGCCTATATCGCGAAATATATTTCCAAAAATATCGACGGCCACGCGCTGGCCGGTGAGCTGGACGACGAGACAGGCAAGCCGCTGAATGAAACGGCCAAATATGCAATGGCGTGGGCATCGCTTCACCGCATCCGTCAGTTTCAGCCGCTGGGCCAGCCGCCTGTGTCCGTTTATCGCGAACTGCGCAAACTGAGCAACCAGCTAACCAGCCAGCGCAAAATTGCGAATACCTTCAAACGTGGCGCGGCAATGCTGGCCGATCCCGCAATGGATGCGGTCTGCGCCGCCGCCGATGTGGGTTGCTTCGCCACATACATATTGCGCCAGGGCGGTGTGTTGATCCCGCGTGAAAACTATGTCGTCCGCCTCGCCTATCAGCCAGCCGATGAAATGAATGCTTACTGTGAGATCCCGGAAAAGGTCTTCGGGGTCTGGTCGCCGCGCCTGGGCGATGCCTCCCGCATTTGCACGCGTCTGGTTAAGTGGACAATCCGCGCCAAATCTAAAGCCGCCACCGGGGCCAAAAGTGGCCCCGGTTTGGGGGTTGACCTTTTGCCGTCGCCAACCGGCGACGCTTGGAGTTCTGTCAATAACTCTACGGAAGACGAAAAAATCACCGATTTTGCGCCTGACGTGGAGGATGTGACAGACGATTCAGAGGAAGAAATGGTCGATTTTGAAAACATGGATGCGGCCACGCGGCGCAAGCTGGTTCGCCGGTTACGGGAAACGCCAGTCAGAAGGGTGAAAACAGATTCACCGTATGATCCAGGCAGTGAACTGGATGTCGCCTGGCGGGCCGCAGTGGAGAAAATCAACTCAAAATCGGCTGAGGAAAGCGCCAGACGGGCCGCGCTTGCGCCAGCGATTGCCAGTTTGCTGGCCGATGCCTCCCTTTATGGGTTGGAAATTTCCGAAGCGCAGGTAATTTCACTGCTGAAAGGCAGCAGGCTGGAAATTAACGGGCAGGTTTATCGCGCCAGTTCGGGCGGTGAGTTAATTACGCGTCAGCAATACGACGAATCCGGCACGGTAAACAAATTATGGGAACGGCTGAGAGATAACCACGGCGTTAATGTTTCGCGGTTGAGGTTCGACCCAGTCGGCGAATACAGAAAAATGGTGGCCGCCGCTGATACTCAGCCACCGAAACGATAAATAAATCTCGCTGGCCGTCGCAACTTTTTGCGATGGGCGGCGGGATTCTGCGGGTGCGGGCGGCAAAGAGTCCGCGTCTTTTTAATAGAGGGTAAAAATGAGAATTAAGGTTCGTTTCAGCCACAGCAAAAAAACGGTCGCGGGTGTCGTTACTGGTTGGCGCTGGGAAAAGTCATCAATCAAGGTGGTAGCGGAAAAGGTCATTGCTACCTGGTGCAAAGGCGGCGTTGGTGTTGGTAAGCCGTCAATGCTGGGTCTTAGGTTCAGGATAGTGATTAACGGCAGTAGCAAATAGAAAAAGCCCGCTTGATGCGGGCTTCTTTTATGCGGTCTGGCCGTTGAGCAGGTCCAGCGCGAACTGGCGTTCTTCTGGCTTGAGCCGGTCAATCAGGAATTTGACCAGCTTGTTACCGGTCAGCCCGCTGGGGCTGAGAGTGTGAGAAAACGAGGCGTTAAAAACAAACGTGTGGCCGCATTCAACTTCGGTGCACGCGCAGTATAAATCCGCCAGTTTTTTATCTTTCCAGTCAGATTTACGAATGATGGCCGGTTGACCGCATTCAGGACATTTAATTTTAAAAACTCGCATGTTCACCACCCCGCACGCCATTGATAACAATGGGGATGATTTTAAACTAATTACGTTCATTTTTCGCCCTTATCGGCGGTAATTACCGGCAATTCAACGTCAAAATTAAGGTGTAAGCGCGGCGGGATTTCCGGGTCATTGTTAACCCCATTCATAAATTTACGCTGCAACGGGATAACCTCATCTTTCCGGTAGGTCGTGCGGGCGGTTTCAGGGTTGCCCATTACCGCGCCGTTAGTCGGAATGATACCCGCCAGCCCTGCGGGGAAACGGTGCGCGGTAAAGATATCCTGTGCGGTGATCCCTTTGATGTTCTGAAATTCATCTTTTGCGCTGACTTCCCCCACCGGCAGGATTTTGACCCCGTCCGGGTCGCCTTTCGGGATGTTGATAAACATGTTGCGGAAGTTGCCCAGCCCTTTGGACTGCGCAATCTTGTCTTTGATTTCGTTTTCCATTTCCAGCGTTAAGTTTGGATCGCTGGTATAAAGAATAAAGCCCATATGTGCACCGTTGTTGTAGTAGCGGCGGCGGAAGATGGTCGCTTCGCTGTTAAGTAAAACGGAATGGATCCCGCCGATGTAATCCGGCAGGCCATAAACCTGCTGGCGCGGGTCGTACATTTTGAAAAATACAATGTCCTGCGGGTCATAAATTAGCGCTGGCCCTTCCTGGAGAACTGCGAACGTTCCGTCCTTACGGCAGCGCAGATAAAGCGACGGCAGCGGCAGCAGGTCGATCACCTCCCCGAATACGTTACGAATTTTCAGGATTGCGACGTCGCCAAACAGCAAATAATCAAAGACCGCTTGTTCGACCTGGTCGGGCGTCAGGCCGCCGCTGATATAGCCACCGGCAACCATGTTGCGCCGCGCATACAATACGCCACCATGCTGGCCGTTAAGGTTTGGCAACTGAGCCAGCGCCAGCCGGTCAATCGGGAGCCGCCAGTGATCCGCCTCGTTGTCATACCAGATATTGTGATAATCGGTGCCGGTCGTCAGGATGGGTTCTGGTTCGCCAAACGTGATCACACTGCCGCGCCCCGGCGTGAACGTTTCAACGTTATTGCCGGTCATTGCCCTGAATTTTTTCGCTTTGCGCTGTTTCTTTGTCGTCATGCTGCATTCCCAAAAGCCCAGGTCGATGGGCGGTCAAATTCGTGATCGATAGGTTCGTTTATTACGGCGTGCGAGATAGCAAAGAAAACATCCGCGTGGCCGGTTGCGTCGGAACGTTCAGCAACAAACGTTAACGCGTTGCCGCTGTTAGTTGTGGTGCGCCGGATAGCCATAAACGACGCCGGAATTTCGACGCGCTCTTTATTGGTTTCGTCTATGGCGTCTTTTGCCCATTCGATGCGCTTACGTTCCACGACGTCGATCATCTTCATTACCAGGCGGTTTTTACTTTCGACGCTGTAAAGAATGGCGTTCGCTTCGCGTGGGGCAAACTTGCTGACAAGGTCATACACCCCTTTCCCGATGCCGGTTGTGTCGATCCCGATGTAGGTAATATTAAAGCGGCGCATAAGCTGGCGTATCTGGTCAGCCTGCCAGCTAAAGTTAAAGCCCTGCCATTGCCAGCAGGCCAGCACGCGGAAGCGTTCGCCGTCGTGAATGGGGGGCGCGATTATCACAAAAGTGGAGTTGTCGCCGGAGCGCGACGGGTCAAAGCCCGCCCACACTTCGCGGTTACCAAATGGCCGTGCGGCGGTGGGGTCATAATCGCCCCAGGTTGCCCGGTCCACTTCGCAGCCGACCAGCGTCGAGAATTTGAAGACCGCGTCTTTGCTGTCAACGAACTGGCACATGTAGAGCATGGCGAACGCGGTCGGGTTGTACTTGTTACGGAGCCGCTCAATATCGACGAGCGCACCCAGCCCGCCTTTGATGGCGTCATCCATCGTGATGATGTATCGCCAGATCCCGTCCGGGCAGATGATGCCCTGGCGCATGGCGTTTTCTTTTGGAAACTCAATCCCTTTGCGCTTCGGATCGTCGCCGCGCCATTCTTCGCCAGTCCATACCGGGTAGGCCTGGTGCGTCTTCGCGCTGGGCGTTGAAAAGTAGGTCGTTCTGTATTTGTTGTGCGTCGCCATTGCGCTGGCAACTTCATGCAGGCGCGTGAATTTCGGGATCCAGAAGACCTCATCGCCATACAGGTGGCCGTTAAAGCCCTGCGCGGTGCTGGCGTTCGTGGACAGAAAGCGCAGGATTGCGCCGTTGCTGAGGCGGATATTTTTGCCGGTCAGCGTGATGCCGAAATGGTTCTGAGCAATCTGGACAATGTATTCGCGGAAGATTTCCGACTGCGCGCGGGATGCGGAGAAAAAGACCTGGTTATCACCGCTGATTACCGCGTCTTCAAAGGCTTCCCATGCAAAATAATAGGTCATGCCGACCTGGCGGCTTTTCAGAATGAAGCGCCAGTCTTCACCTTTATGCTCGCGGCAATGTAGCTGATATTCGAAAAGATGCTCCCGCGCCCAGGTGTCGAGCATTTCTGGCGTCAGCCCGGAAACATCGTTTTTCTTATACCGACGCTTTCCTTCCCGTTCCCCCGGTGCCCCGCCTGCGCTACTGAGGCAGTAACCTTCACCGTCATAGGATGCTTTTTTGGCCTGAATTTCGGCCAGTTTTTCGGCGTGCTTATTGCGCTGCGCCATGAGCTTGACGTGATGGGCAATCAGATCGCGGAGTTCTTCCAGTTCCAGCGCCGTTTTTTTCTCACGGCGGGAAAGCTGGTCGATGCGGCGGGCGATGACGTTTTCCACTGATTCGACGGGCAGCAGTGATGCCCACTCGCCGACGTCAGCCCAGTGGTAAATGGTGCGCGGGGGAATATTCAATTCCTGCGCAATATCTTTCGGCGTCCAGCTTTTAATGTATAGCGTGCGGGCCGCTTCTTTTAATTCATCGGAATATTTAGCCATGAGGCTATTATGACGGGATTATTTAACCAGCCTGATAATTAAATATCGGCAGAAAGTGGTTATCCATTTATAACCGAACGCATAAGAAATAAAGCGGTCGCGACATTCTTTTTAATTGGCAATACTGACCACCACAAACGAATTGCACTATTCATTTCATTATTAAAGGTCAGTTATGACGCAACCCAGTTATCGAACTGATTGGCTATGCATCGCCACATCCGGGCAGGCCGTGGACGGTCGCACCATTGAAGCGCAATGGTTAATTGACGCTGCGGAAACCTATTCCCGCAAAACCTACACGGCAATGATTTGGCCGCATCATCCGCAATACGATATTGGCGAGCGTGAATTTACCTGCAACCTGGGCGAAGTGGATGCGCTAAAAGTTGAGACGGAAGGTGACGTCACCAAACTATATGCCCAGTTAATCCCTAACCAGTTCTTAATTGATGCCAACCGCATGGGGCAAAAACTGTTTACGTCTGCCGAATTTGTCACTGATTTTGCAGGTAGCGGACGGGAATATCTTTTCGGGCTGGCCGTTACGGATATTCCGGCAAGTCTGGGAACTGAAAAACTTAAATTTGTTTTGGCTGGAGAAGAAAAGGACGCGGAGCGCGGAAGCCTGGAAACGTTTAGCCTGGGTAATTTGCAGATCAGCAAGCCAGAAAAAAAAGATTCTTTCTGGTCGAAATTATTTTCGACTCGTAAAGATTTTACGCCAACACCAGAACCTAACACCGACAAGCCCAATGAGGGCGAGGAACAGAAAATGGAAGAGTTAAAAGCCCTCATCCAGCAACTGCTGGATTTAGTCAAAAGCGGCAAAGACGCTGCCAGCGGTGACGCTGATAACGTCGATACGCCAGAGCAGGCCGCCGAGGAAGTGGCAGATATTGCCGACGAGATCGCCGACGCTGCCGCCGAAGTTGCAGAACTGGCGCAGGATGTCGCAGAGAACCCGGAAGACGAAGTCAAAGCGGCAGAGTTCAGCGCGGCAAAAGCCAACCTGGCTAAAGCAATGAAAGCGTTCAACGTGACCCCGTCCAAACGCCCGCGCCGCAGCCGTCGCCGTGAGTTTTCAGCGCGTCGCCAGTCTGGCGGTAACCAGATGGACGCGCTGACCACGCAACTGACCGCAGTCATGACGAAGCTGTCAGCGATGGAAAACGGCAGCACGCAGCGCCCGAATAATGCGCCAGGCGGCAGCAACAAGCCGTTTGACTTCTGTTAATCAATTTTCTTTCCAGGGATAAAACGAAATGCAATTAACCCCAAAAGCAGAGCAGATGTTGCGTAAGTACGCCGCAGGCCTGGCGAAAGCCAACGGCCAGGTGGACACCTCGCGATACTTCTCGCTGACCAACCCGAAAGAAACCCAGTTGCGTAATGCGTTGCTGGAAAACTCTGAATTCCTGCGCCTGCTGCCTAACGTGCTGGACGTGGACCAGATCACCGGACAGGTGGTAACTACCGGCCAGAAAGGTATTTATACAGGCCGTAAAAAAGACGGGCGTTTCTCGCGCGTCCTGGGTGTGGAGGGTAACGAGTACAAACTGGTAGAAACAGATTCCGGTTCGTATCTGCCTTACTCCCTGCTGGTTGTCTGGGCTAATGCGGGCAGTGAGGAAGAATTCTTCCAGCGCATCCAGGCTTTCAGCAATGAATCATTCGCACTGGATATGCTGCGCGTGGCGTTTAACGGTACAAGCATTGCTGAAGATACCGACCCTGACGCAAACCCGAACGGCGAAGACGTCAACATCGGCTGGCATCAAATTGTCAAGAGCCGTTCAGCCGAGCAAATCATTACTGGCGACGTCACTATCGGCGGTGCGAATGCTGATTTTATGGGGCTGGACGCGGCGGTCACCGATCTGGTGCATAGCTGCATTTATGAGCCTTATCGCAATGACCCGCGACTGGTTGTGCTGGCATCCGCTGACCTTATCGGCGCAGACGTCACCACGCTGATGAATAAGATTGATCGTCCGACTGAGAAAGTAGCGGCGCAGTTGATTGGTCGCCAGATCGCGGGCCGCACGGTGTACACCCCGCCATTCATGCCGGAAGGTCGCCTCATCGTCACTACGCTGGACAACCTGCATATCTACACCCAGCAGGGAACCCGCAAGCGCAAGGCCGAATGGAACGACGACCGCAAGCGCTTTGAAAATAACTACCTGCGTATGGAAGGGTACGCCGTCGAGCATGACGAGCTTTACGCCGCATACGACAAAATTACCCTGGCAACCGACGCCCCAGTACAGCAAGACCCAGAACAGGGCGGGGGTGAGTAAAAATGGCTATGTCCCCGTGTCAGCGACACCGCGCACGCATTAAGGCCGCAAAGACGCTGGATAAACGCGAAGCCCTGGCATCGTCCCCGGTTAGCTTTCACCTGCAAATGCTGGAACTGGCGAAAGATGTGGAGCAACTCCGCAGCCTGCCGCGCACCGAAGACCGCATCGAATTTAAACGCGATGTTCTGTTACCGCGCTGGATGCCGACCGTTGAGTCCTATCTTGCCGGTGATGCCCGCTTCGCAAATCCGGCCCTGGTCTACTGCGTGATCTGGTTGTTCGACACGGGGGAAATGAGCCAGGCACTGGACTGGGCCGACGTGGCTATCACTCAAAATCAGGCGATGCCGGAAAACTTCAAAAGCACGATGCCCGCCTTTGTGGCCGATACGGTGCTGGAGTGGGCAACGCACCAGGCGGAGGCCGGTCACAGCATCGAGCCGTATTTCGGGCGCACGTTTGAAAACATCCGCGAAAAGTGGCGTTTGCATGAAGACATTAACGCGAAATGGTTCAAGTTCGCGGGGCTTTATCTGCTGCGCGACGAACGGGGCCGCCCGCGTGCCACTGCCGTAGATGATGTGGAAACGCTTGAACAGGCCGATGCCCTGCTGGCCCAGGCGCACGCCTTTAACAGTAACTCTGGTGTCAGGACCGCGCGCGACAAGATTCGCGCCCGGATTAACAGCCTGACAAAACAATAACGACTCCCGCAAAGCCGGGACGGGCGCGGGGGAGGCATCAATCCGTTGGGTTGTTGGCTATGGATCCCGTTAGCCCGTTTCTTTTGCAAACAAGGTGTAAACCATGAGTGGTCCAAGTTTCAGCATTAGCGGCAAGCCGTTAACGGTGACGCCAACTGTGATCACCAATGGCGTGACGTTCTGGCCTGATCTGGATCTGGCTGAATTTCAGACGTCGCGCACCCTGCCCGCAGACCTGCCGCCAGACACCGCAGGCGTTGCCCTGCTGGCCGCCATAGCGGAGGTAAATACGACGCTGGCCGACGTGGTGGCCTACTGGAACGGGAAAGGATGCGAGCAGGCCGCCGATGTGCCGGGCGCGAAGCTGGCGAACGAAAACCAGTTAACGGCCCAGTACAAAAAAGCGGTCTATGCCCGCGCCAAAGCCGACTTGCTGGGCGAGTTCGCCACCATCGGACGGCGTGAGTCGCATCCGGGACAGGAAAGTCTGGACACCCGCGCCAACCTGCTGGCCGAGGCGGCCAACGTGATGCGCAACATGTTGCGACAGCCACGCGTAGGGGTGCATTTGATATGAGCCAACTGGAAAGCCTGACGGACTTTATTACCGCAAACCTGCCACATGACGCGATGCAGATGTTTTCCAGTTCAATGGACGATTGCGAACTGGTTCGAAGCGCAAAAGCTATGGGTAACGGCCAGCGGCGGATCGGCGTGCTGACGTACAGCGCCCGCTTGTCATGGGATAACTTCCCGTTTCGCAAGTATTCGCCAGGCCTGATTTACGCCCTGGTGCTGGCCTGGGTCGATGAGCACGCCAACGAGCTGCGCGACGAGCTGAAATTAGCCGATCCGACTGTGGACCCGGAGTTCGACGACGAGGGAACGTGCATTCTTGATGTAGTAGTCGGGCTGGCTGACCCCGTAATTATCCGCGAAGTGGAAAGCGGCCCGATCCCGTTCAGGGGAAAGGCCTGGGATATCGTCAACCCTGAAATCTGGGTGGCAGAGGAAGCCGAAATTATTGTCCAGACCGGTGACGCGTCGTGATCCGTGGCGAGCTAAACCAGCAACAGCTAAAGCTGATGCGCGAAAAGCTGGCCCAGGCCGATCTTCCTCCACGCAAACGGCAGCGCCTTTTATGGCGCGTGGCAAAACTGGGGGTTATCGCAGCGGCCAAACGTCACCAGCGCCAGCAGGCTGAGCCGGACGGAACCCCATGGACGCCACGCAAGCGTGGCAAGGGGAAGATGCTCAAAGGCTTACCCAAACTGCTGGCCGTGCGGGAAATGCCTGAAATACAGGGTGTACGCATTTACCTGAAAGGGGGCAACTACCGCAACGGAAATAAACCCGTCGCGGCGGGCCTGGTCGGCGCAGTTCAGCAGAACGGTGCGCGGATCCAGATGAAAGCCAGCACCGCCCCGCGTAAGCCGCAGGAAAACAAACCCGCGTTACCGCGTCAGGCAAAGCGCCTGCGTGCGCTGGGCTATAAGGTCCGCAAGGGCAAGCGCTGGATGAAGCCGTCCAGCAAGCAAATCATGGCGACCATGAGCATGGCGCAGGCGGGATTATTGATCCGCAAGCTGAAAGGCACGCCAGCCAAACGCACATGGACCATAGACATTCCGGGGCGCGTTTTTCTGGGTGTCAGTAATGATGAATTTAACCAAATCATAGCGCGGCAAATGCAGGCAATCGGCTTCGGCTGGGACGTCAACGCGCAGGATATCAGGGGGTAAATATGACCTGGCCGACAGTCACAGTTAGTCAGAAAAACCGCTATAACGGCACGACGGACGACATTGAACGCGTTGTCCTGTTTGTGGGTTACGGCGACACCAACACCGGCAAAACTCAGCCGCTGAATACCGGCACCGATCTGGATAAAGCGCTGGGCGACAGCGACAGCCTGTTAAAACGGATTGTGGCCGCAGCCGCCAGCAACGCCGGTCAGAACTGGTTTGCATACGTTCATGTGTTACCGGAACCGGATGTCGATGCCGAAGATTATGAACCGGACGCGGACTGGATTACCGCCGTTACGCAGGCCCAGAGCGTGGCATCAACGGAAGGTGTAGTCCTGGCATTCGATACAACCTCAAAAGCCACGATCAACCGTGCAACAGAACTGCGCTCAACGCTACAGGCAAAATTCGGGCGTTTCGTCTGGTTTGCAATCTCTGTGGGCGGTCCCGTCCAGGATGAGGCCTGGGCAGATTATGTGACCCGTCTGGCGACAATTCAGGATGGTATTGCCTCGCCTGGTGTGCAGCTTACGCCACGTCTGTGGGGGAATGAACCGGGTGTTCTGGCGGGTCGTCTGTGTAACCGTTCTGTAACGGTGGCCGACAGTCCGGCCCGCGTGGCAACGGGCGCAGTGACGGCGCTGGGCAATGATGAACTGCCGAAAGATGGAACTGGCGCAGAGTTAGATCTGGCAGTGCTGCAATCACTCCAGGCGAACCGCTACAGCGTGCCGATGTGGTACCACGATTATGACGGCATTTACTGGTCAGATGGTCGCACGCTGGACGTTGAGGGTGGCGATTATCAGGTAATTGAAAATGTTCGCGTAGTCGATAAAGCCTCGCGTCGCGTCCGTTTGCGTGCAATCCCCAAAATTGCCGATCGTTCACTTAACAGCACGCCGGGCAGCATTGCGGCGCATCAAACTTACTTTGGCAAGCCACTGCGTGAAATGTCGATTGCGACGCAGATCAATGGGGTGGAATTCCCCGGTGAAGTGAAGCCTCCCCAGGACGGTGACATCACCATTACCTGGACCAGCAGTGTTGCGGTGCAAATTTATATTGTGGTTCGACCGTATGAGAGCGCGAAAGAAATCGGCGTCAGCATCGAACTTGATACATCACTGGAGAGCCAGCAATGAGCGGAGAACGCATTAGCGGCGGATCGTTCGATGTGAACTATGACGGGATCATGATTCACGTTGAAAACGCCACCGTCACCATCACCGATAACAGCGCCGTGGCGCAAACCCGTGGCGTGCCGAACGGTCACACAAAAGGGTCTGTTTCGGCGGACGTGGAAATCGAAGTCGATTCCCAGAACTTCAAAAAGTTTACTGCTGTGGCCCGTTCTGCCGGTTCGTGGCGCGGCATACCGGCAAAGGACTTTTTGTTCTACGCAAATGCCGGAGACGACGAAGAAAAAATCGAGGTGTTTGGCTGCGTTCCAGCGCTGTCTGACATTGTGAACATCAACCCCAACGAGGCCAGCAAAACCACGAAGAAAATTAAATTCATGGTGACCAGCCCCGACTTTGTGGCGATTGACGGCGTTCCGTACCTGTCAGCCCGCGACACTCGCGATCTGAAAGGTTAACACGATGCCAAATGGAGAAACTTCGCTGCTGGCAAAGCTGCTGCTGATTGGGGCCGTGATTGGCCTGGGGCAACTGATGGTCAGCAGTGAGCAAATCACTGCCCGTCTGTTGTTTGGGCGGATGATTCTGGGTGCTGCGGTAGCCCCGCTTGCCGCAATCCCGCTGCTGAAATTTCCCGATATGCCGGAACTGGTGGTTGTGGGTATTGCCTGCGCCCTGGGCATTCTGGGAAGTGCCTTTATTGAGGCCGGTTTAAGGCGGCTGGCGGAATACTGGATGAAACGATGGGGAAGCAAAAGCCATGAAACTGAGTGAGAAACAACAACTTTTCACCGTGATGATCGCAAATCTGATCCATTTTGCGGAAGAAAAAGGTTACCGCCTGACTTTTGGCGAGGCATACCGCACGCCGGAGCAGGCCGCGCTAAACGCCAAAAAAGGCAGCGGCATTGCAAACAGTCTGCATACCCAGCGCCTGGCCGTGGATTTCAACCTGTTTATCAACGGGGAATACCAGACCGACAGCGCCGCCTATCGCCCGCTGGGTGAATACTGGGAATCCATCGGTGGATCATGGGGTGGCCGGTTCAGTAAGCCGGACGGCAACCATTTTTCACTTGAGCATAACGGGGTCCGCTGATGCGTAACTTGCTGGGGTTGGTGCTGATCCTGACTGCTGCAATGTCAGCAGGCTGGCAGGCGCACGACTGGCACAACGCAAAGCTGGAACTGGCCGCCAGTAAGGCGACAGAAGAAACGCGCCAGATTGTCGTGGAGGTTACGCGGCAGTCCGGTGAAGCGCTGGAAAAGAAACTCGCGGAGTTAAAAGCCAATGAGATCCACACCGAACGTGTTATCCGCACCGAAACCATTAAGCCGGTTTTTAACAATGTGTGTGCTTCTGATGATTACGTCCGGTTGTTCAACGAACTGGCGGCCAGCACCGAGCGAACCCTATCAGGAAAACCAGTTAGCCCTTTGCCCGGTAGACCTGCCGAGGCTGGCAGGACCGACCGGCAATGATTTTGACGCGGCATTGACCACCTATCGGCAAATGTACGCCGATTGCGCCGCACGACATAACGCCCTGGTGGGCATCATTCGACAACGTAAGGATTTAACAAAATGAGCAAGTCAAAAAAAATCGTCATGACAGTGGCCGGTGTAAGCCTGAGTTTTGAGCCGAACAAAACCGCCTACAACAATCTGATTAACGAAATGACCATGACCAACAAGGTTGCGCCTATGGCGACCTATCTGGGGCGCATTGTTGATGCCGAATCAAAAGAGGCATTGAACAAGCTGATGGAAGATTACCCCGGCTGCGAAATGCAGATCGTTGAGAAGGTTAACGAAATTTACTCCCCGAAACTTGAGATCGAAGTAAAAAACTAGCATCGCGGGTGGCGGCCATTCGCAATAACGGGCTGGAGCAATATCTGGCCCTGCGCCGCTACTACCTCCCGCACGAACCTGACGATGAAGAAAGCATCGCCCGCGCCCTTTGGCTGGATGAGTATTTCGCCAGAACCAGGGCGAATAAAACGGCGGAAGGTATCGCCCTTGCACTAAACGGAAAATGATATGAGCCACCTGGATTTTACGCTGAGCCTGATTGACAAGCTGACGCGGCCCTTAAAAACGGCCCAGTCTTCGCTGACTGGCTTTGCCGAAAAATCGCAGGCGTCTTTTACAAAAATCGGTATTGGTGCGGCGGCGATCTGGGGTGTTGCCCAGTCAATCGCGGGCGTGGTCGGCCCGGCATATGAAATGAATGCTGCGCTTTCGGAAGTGGGCGCCAAAGGTGTGGCAGAAGACACGCTGAAAAGGCTGTCAAGCGAAGCTTTGAAATTCAGTATTCGCTACGGCAAAAGCGCGGTTGATGTGGTGAATTCCAGCTATGCGATCAAAGGCGCTATGGCTGGTCTTTCGGATGCAGATTTACCGCGCGTGACTGTGGCGGCCAACACCCTGGCAGCAGGCGTAAAAGCAACTGGCGAGGAAGCTGGCGAATACATTGGCGCTATGGCTACACGTTTCAATAGTGAGCTATCGAAGCTGGGTAACGTTCGCTTTGCTGAGGAACTATCAGGTAAAACCGCCTGGATGGTCCAGAACTTCGGCGTTGATATGCAGACCATGCAGCAACTTATCGAAGGGACCATCAATGCCGGTAATGACTTCGGCATAAGCATGGATGAACAGTTCGCCGTGCTGGGCCAGCTTTATCGCAAGGTTGGGACCGATTCGAGTAGCTTTTACGAGCAATTTTTGAGAAGTGCCCCGGCCGCTGCTGAAAAGCTGGGTATGAGCTTTGTTGACGCCACCGGAAAAATGCTGCCGATGGGGGACATCCTGCAAAAGCTACAGGACAAATACGGCCAGAGCATTGAAGGAAACGTAAAAGCCCAGCAGGCCATAGATGATGCATTTGGCGGCGGTGCTGACGTTATTAAAAAACTATACGGTCAACAGGACATTTTAAACCGCAGCATCACGGAACTGGGGCGCAATGACGGTATGAAGCGCGCCCAGGAAATGGCTGAACGTATGGCGAAACCGTGGGAACGAATCGTCGCAACGTTCTATGCCATGCGCGTGGCCCTGGGCAATACGCTGATCCCTATTCTCACGCCGATGATGAACCGTGTTGCCGCCGTGGGTGCCACGTTCGCACGCTGGCTGGAAATGTTCCCCAATATCGCCCGCTGGCTGGGTTATATCACCCTGGGCGTGCTGTCCTTCGGGCTGGCCGGTGCGGCCACAAATATCGTGATGGGCGTTTTTGGATTCACGATGGTGGGCTTGAGTGCTATCGCTAAAGTGCTGGGCGGTGCATGGAAAGCGTTGTTGTGGACGCTTAATTTGTTGCGTCCTTCGCTACTGACAACCCGCATTGGCCTGGCCGCACTGTGGATCCAGTCGAAGCTGTTAGCGCTGTGGACCGGCGTTTGCCGCATCGCCCTGGCTGCCTGGAATGTGGTGTTGAAAGCCGGAGCCGTTGCCATGCGTGTTTATGGCGCGGCGACCATGTTTGCCGGTGCGGCCATGCAACTGCTGACCAGTCCGATCACCCTGATTATTGCCGCGCTGGCCCTGCTGGCTGTCGGGGTGTGGTACGTCGTCACCCACTGGGAACAACTGAAAGCGGCGGTCATGAATACCGAAGCCTTTGCCTGGGTAATGAATGTTGCCACTCAGGTAGGACAGGTCTTTGCCAGCGTATGGCAATCCATCACTGACGGCTGGGCCGTGGTGGTTGCGTTCTTCGCTGGTCTTTCACCGCTGGCCTCTTTTGAAGGATTCGCGGACACCATCGGTGGCGTATTCAGAAAGCTTTTTGACACCCTGAAAAATACCTTTGCATCTACATATAACTGGATTGCTGAAAAGCTAAACAAAATCCCTGGGGTAAATATCGATCTCAAAACCGCACCGCCGCCAGCGTTAGCGCCTGACGGGGTGAAATTGCCTACCGGTACTGAAAGTGCGCAGCCTGTCGTTATGCCAGCAGCCGGGGCGATTCCTGCCGGTGTTGACGCGCCGGTCGTCACGCCTGCGGTGGAGATGGTTCCTTCTGGGGCGACAGTTCAGGAACGTACTGTCATTCCTGAACGTGCATCACCGCCGCTAGCGCTAAATGCCCCGTCCATGCTGACGGGTAACAAAATCAACGCGGATATCCCGCGCGGTGGCCTGATTAGCCAGGTTAAATCCGACACAAAAACCGTCGTGGATAGCCGTAAGACATGGGGCGATACCTACATCACCGCCCCGAACGGAATCACCCCGGCCCAGTTGGCCGAATGGCAGGAGCTTAACGCCGGATGAGTACTGAACCACTTTATATCGATCTGCTGATTACTGATGGAGATTTCACGCTGGATAGCGGGAATGAGCCGCAGCGATGCAATAACCGCGACAGCATCGCCCAGGACATAATTCACAGCATCCTGGAAAGTGGCGTGACCACACGCCTGATTGGTGAACGTAGCCCAACGATGCGCGGGGATGTGCTGACCCAGCTATCCCTTTTGGTGGAAAGCGATGAACGCCTTGTCCCTGGCACGGTAGTGATCACCGAAGAAAGCATTACCAGGCTTTATGTCACCGCAGAAACCTATGAGTTTGGCAGCGTGGGCACTGAGGTTAACTATGACTGAGAAACCAAACGTCGATTTTGAGCAGGTACTTAATGAAAGCGGTATGCCCTCAACTGAGGCCGAAATAGCGGCGGTTTTCAAGAAAACCGTTGAGGCGGAAGGGTTTGTCACCAACACGTCCAGAATGTCACCGTTCTGGCGCCTGATTTCGAAAATTGTCACCACGCCGGTGATCTGGCTGCGCGATGCGTTAATCAACGTTGTTTTGCGCAATATGTTTGTTGCAACGGCTACCGGTTCAATGCTGCGCCTGCTGGCGTGGGCCGTGAATATCGAAGCGAAACCGGCCAGCCCAGCCGCAGGTGTGCTGCGATTTTATAAGCAGAACGCAGAAGATGAAGTGGTTATCCCAGCCGGAACGGTAGTTCAGACGGAGCGTATCAACGGCATGGTGTATTCCCTGGCCGTAACCGAAGACACTACGTTGCCGGAAGGTGTTGAAAGTGGTCTGGTGTCCGTGGCAGCAACCGGTAGCGGCAGCGGTTATAACCTTGCGCCGGGGTATTACAGGATCCTGCCCGTTGCTGTCGCCGGAATTGCCAGCGCAGTGAATGAGGAAGACTGGCTGGTGACGCCGGGGGCCAATGAGGAAACAGATGATGAACTACGTGACCGCGTGCGCAATCAGTTCAACCTGGTCGGCAGTTATCACACTGACGCTATTTACCGCAGCATGATTGCGGGTGTGGTTGGTCTGAGCGTGGATCGCATCTTCTTTTTGCATGACGCCCCCCGTGGGCCAGGTACAGCAAACGCCTATTTATTGCTGGATAGCGGCGAAGCCTCGCAGCCCTTTATTGATGCGGTTAACGACTATGTGAACAGCCAGGGGCACCACGGACATGGCGACGATATGCAGTGTTTTGCCATGCCGGAAACCAGCCACACGCTGGCGGTGACCGTGTATGTGGAAAGTATTGAAAACATGGAACCGGAAGCCCTGAGCGCACTAAAGAGCAACATCACGAACCTTATTCGCTGCGCGTTTCGTGAGAACGCCGACTATGACGTAAAAAAAACGTGGCCTTATGCGCGTTTCTCTTTTTCGAACCTGGGCCGTGAGATTCACAAGATGTTTCCGGTTGTCGATTCGCTGAGCTTCTCGCTGTCCGACATTGTCAGTGAGCTGTCAGTGCCACGCCTTGCAGGATTAACCGTGGAGATCGTGAATGACTGACTTTTCCCGAAAACTGGCTGGTCTGAAATTACCGTCATGGATGGACCGGGGCGATCCTGCAAGGCTTCTGCGGGCATGTGTGAAATTCTGGTCGCAGGTCTATGACTGGATCACCTGGCCGTTAAAACAGTTTGATCCGCTGACCTGCGCGGAACCACTGTTAAACCTTATCGCCTGGGAGCGCGATATTACCCGATTCAGGGGTGAGCCTGTTGGCCTGTATCGCAAGCGCGTGAGTTACGCATTTATCAACGCCCAGCAGGCCGGAGAGATTGCCGGGTTTATCGCTATTTTTGAGCGACTGGGGATCGGATATGTCGAACTTCAGGAGCGTCAGGAGGGGATGGACTGGGACATCATCACCGTCAGGGTTACAGATAGCCAGATATCAGATAACAGCGACCTGCTGTTAGAAATTATTCGTAAGTATGGCCGGACGTGTCGCCGGTATCGCTTTGAGGTGATCACCACCCTGCCGATGCATATCAATATTGGCTGGTTTCAGGGTGACTATGTTTGCTGGCCCGCCACGCTGGGCGATGTAACCAACGAATCAAGCGCAACATATAGCGCCAGTTTGCTGTAGGGATGAAATTATGTCACAGGCTGTAATTACAAAAGCATTTACCGAATGGAAAGCGCAGCAGGCAATCAATAACCAGCCTGTTACGCTGGATGAGTATATTTTCGCATACATCCCCGATCTGGATGTCAATAAACCCATTGATAACACCGAAACCACACCGCCAGCCGATAAGATTGTCCACCGCCAGGCGGTCAGTAAATCCGGTGTGATTAACGGAGATTCCGTTGTCTACTCCGTGACACTGGGCGCGGACGTCGGCGACTTTGATTTCAACTGGATCGGGCTTGCGAATAAGGCGGCCGGCACACTGGCGATGATCATCCACGCGCCAACGCAACGTAAAATCAAAAACGCCAGCGGCCAGCAGGGGAACGTCCTGGTTCGCTCTATGCTGATGGAGTACAGCGGCGCGCAGGCGGCGACGAACATCGCCACGCCAGCAGAGACATGGCAGATTGATTTTACCGCCCGCCTGGCGTCAATGGATGAGCGACAGCGCCTGGAAAATATCGATCTGTATGGTGCGGCAGCCTTTTTTGGCACCGGCTACCTGGTTGCAAAAAGCGGCACCCAGTATTTTGTGACAAAAGGCGCGGGTTACGTTGCCGGGTTGCGCACCGAACTGGCCGCAAACCAGAACATCACAGTATCGACGAAACCGGTAAAAGTCTGGCTGGATGTTTCATGGGCTGGAACGTTAACGAGCACCTGGGCAGTAAAGAGTAAAATTACCGTGGCCGCGAATCTTTCCGATTACGTTGAAAGCGGCGTCCGGCATTTTGTGTTTGCCCTGGCGAACATCGATGCAAGCGGCAATATTACCGATCTGCGCCCTGCCGGTGGGCTGAGTGACCAGGCGCTAAAAGCGCACGAAAAATCACGCAATCACCCTGACGCTACTACCACCGAAAAAGGATTCACAAAATTAAGTAGTGCAACAGATAGCACCTCTGAGGCAATGGCTGCGACACCGAAAGCGGTCAAAGCTGCATACGACAAAGCCAAGGCCGCAGATGACAATGCGAACGGACGCGTGCCACAAACGCGACAGGTGAACGGGCATGAGCTTAAATCTGATTTTAATATCACCCCAGGCGATATTTTTAAACTTTCTACGGGGATTGGTGGCAACGCTGACTTAAACGATTTCACCGCACCAGGATTGTATTACCAGCCAGCGAACGCCCAGGCACAAACCGGAAAGAACTATCCGGAGGCAAACGCCGGTTCGCTGGAAGTCTATAAGCATGCAGGTTTTACGCAGATTTACCGTGTTTACAATAGCTCTCGTTCATACATCCGCACGATGTACGGCGGGACGTGGTCTGCCTGGACAAAGCAGTATGACGCGGCAAATAAACCTTCTCCAAGCGATATTGGCGCAGTGAATAAAGGCGGCGACACCATGAGCGGAACGCTCAAGGTTGGTGCAGAAGTCCAGAGTACCAATGCAAACAGTTTCCGTATTGCGTACGGTGAGTACGGTACATTCTGGCGTAATGACGGTAATAACCTTTATCTGATGCTGACCAATAAAGGAGACGCTTACGGAGCCTATAACGCGCTTCGCCCTTTGTGGATTAATCTCTCAACGGGTTCATTACGGTCAGGTACGCCGTTAACCGTTAATAATACGATTAATGCGGATAAAGAAATTACAGCGGGTTATGTCGGTGCATTTGCATGGGTAGAGCAATATAAAACGAAAGCGCCGTTTTTTAATTCATACTCCACAACCGGAGCGAGTGAATACCATCCTGTAATTAAGCAGCAGGCAACCATTTCGGGGAAAAACTCCTGGGCTTTTTCAATGGGGTCTCTGGTAAGCGGTGATGTGCTTTCGTGGCATCTGCATCTGAAAGGAAGTGGTTCACAGGATCTAAATTTCAAATGGGATACTAACGGCAACTTCAACGCGCCGGGGCAAATTAATCCGGGCAATTATGCTAACTTTGATAATCGTTATTACAACAGAACAGAGAGTGATAAGCGATATTATACAAAAACCGAGAGTGACACGCGTTTTCAGCCTAAAGGAAGTTACACCCCGGCTGGGCAGGCCTACACCAAAGCTGAATCTGACGGGCGTTTCCAGCCAAAAGGAAGTTACACCCCTGCGGGGCAGGCTTACACCAAAGCTGAGTCCAACGCCCGCTTTTTGCAGGGATGGAGGCTGGGCGCGGTTGCTACAGCAACTAACGGCAACAATGACAATATTTTTGCTGAGGCCCCAAACGGCGCGGTCGTTGTCAGTGTTCAGCAGAAAACGAACTACACGGCTGTTAAGTATCGCCACGCGCAGTATAACCTTAACGGCACCTGGTATAACGCAGGGGTAATATAATGAAAACCACCGGAATTTTTAGGCTTTACGAACCAGTTGAAGAAAATTTAATAAACGATGCAAAGGCCATTAAAGAAAATACTGGGATGGATGTAATTTTCTTACGCGATTCCGAAGGTGATCTGTGGCATGAAGTACAGTATCAATTTCACAGTAAAACAATGAAGGTCGTTTTTGATGAACGCGGCGTCATCATCATGTTTTCAAAAGACGCAACACTGCTTAACCCTGTTGATTGTGCTGTTTCAGAAGTGAGCGTAAAAAACGTCCCTGCTGAACTGGATGAATCCCAGGAATGGGTGTTTATTGATGGGAAGATTAAAAAGCGCGTTTATTCTGAAGAAGAATGCCGAGATAAAACAGAGTTAGAAAGGAAAGATATCATTGCGCAGGCGCTTGATAAAATCGCCGTGATTCAACTGAAATTACAGGCAGGGCGTAAACTAACTGACAGCGAATCACAAACTTTAAATCTTATACTGGATTATATCGACGAGGTGGAACAGTTCACTGTATCGGAATATCCAGTTGCATGGCCGGAGATCCCTGCGAATGTGGCGTAACTCAGTGCTTAAGATCGCTGACGATATGGCCCCGTTATCGTGTGCAGTTATACCCGCTCACCCATGGGTTTACGGTCTGGGGCAATCAACAGATTCAGGTGGTTATCTTAGCCCGGCTAATGCGCTGGGCTACCTCGCCGGAAAATTGGCTTCAAGTGCCAAAAGCGGTGATGTGATAGTCATGATGATTGCTGAAAATACCCATGATGTGTTTATGAAAGCCCTGGGGAATCTGGCAACGGTTTTCCCTGCGCCGGTCTTTACTCAGGTTAGCCGTATGGCCGCCGCTGCCGCTGAATTGAGCACAGTAAAAATGCAACTACCGTCAAAGGTCACAAGCCTGCCGGTCGCCGCGCCGTTATCCGTGCCAACTAACCGACTCGCTATTAATGCGCAGCGGGTTGCCGCCGCGCAGCTTGCTGCCGCGATGCCGACCAGCATCACGGGATTACAAAGTCAGATCGCGGGTTTTATCCAGGAGCGGGCCAGCCTGCTGAAATCAGTTAGCCAGTCACTGAATGAATTAAAGGGGGCCAGCGCTGAGATCTTGTCTTTCTCTTATACCGGAACCCATCGCGGTGCCGCTGTGGAGTTACTTAAAAATATTCCCCGAACAACGGCTGTGCATACTGCCGCAATGATGTTCATCGGTGATTCATTAACAGATTTAGGGAAAATGATTTATGAGCCAGACCGCGCTACTGGCGCTTGATGGTGAAGGGATCGCCATGCAGAACATGCTTGTTTCCCCTTCAATGCAATTTCAGGAAAAAGACCAGTCCGGGCAGACATCGAGCACCACCAATTCCGAACAGGGAATCAAGGCAAAAGAATTGCGCGTTTCGGGCCTGGTAACCTTTGACGACGAGGCTGTTTTACAGCGTCTTTTCCAGTTAGCATCCGCCACAGAAACCAGCGGTGCCCTGAAAATTTATCGCGTAGCCAATGCCACCGCGACGGCGATCAATTTCCGTGAAGCTACTTTCACCGGTCAGATTGATGCCGTTCCCCAGGAGGACCGCCTCGCATGGCAGGTCAGTTTCACGTTGCGCGAAAAAAACAGCGTGCCAGAAAAGCGCCAGGCGCGAAAAGGCAACGCCACAGCCAGCACCAAGCAAACAGGCACGGCAAGCGGTGGAGGTGTTGGCGGTGCCACCGCAGACGAACCAGCCGACAAAATGAGTTGGTTCGAAGAAAAAGTCCTGAAACCAGTCAATGATGCGCTGGGGTAAATCATGAAATCAATCAAACGTCTTTTTCTGTCCAGTGACCCAACCCACATGGTGGACTGTAATATCGTGCTGGAACTGAACGCCTGCGGGCGCGGATTTATCACGGCCAGCACCGAAACGGATTACACCGGCAAGTTGGTCCGCCTGGATGTGGGTTATGACGGGCTGGTCCTGCGTTGGTTCACCGGGTACGTTGAGCGGTCCCAACCTGCGGATAATGGTACATGCCGTTTATTCGTCCGTGAACTGGTCGGCGTGTTCGATAAGCTGTGGCCGTGTTCGTTCCAGCATCCAACGCTACGCCAGATCACTGACTGGCTGACGGAACAAAGCGGCCTGACCATCGCGCCGCCTGACGGCGCGGCGTATGCTGACAAGCCGATCCCCCATTTCACCCATAGCGGAACCGGTTACCAGCTTTTAGCAAGCCTGGGCCGTGCATTCTCAATAACAGATTATGTCTGGTATCAGTTACCGGACGGTGCTGTTTTCACCGGAGCGGCAGAGCATAGTCTTTTTGCCGGAAAGACCGTGGAGATCCCGCACGAATTCAGCCAGGCATCCGCCGCAGGTAATTCAATGGTTGTGCCGATCATCCAGAGCCTGCGCCCAGGTGCGGAGGTAAACGGTCAGCGATTGAATCAGGTTCAGCTTAATAACGACGATATGACAATTACCTGGTTGCCCCGCAATAAGGCAACCGGCAAGCCATTGCAGAAATCACCGATTCAGCGACAGATTGAAAATGCCTACCCGGAACTGGCATCGGGATTGCACTTGCCGAAACTTGCAAGGGTTGAAGCCCCAAGCGAAGACGTGTCCGGGGGAAATATCGCTGACCCATTCCGCCCACGCTATGCTGTGGATCTTCAACTGCTGGATGAGAACGGCAACGCGGCGGCCAATACACCCGTTTATTCTGCTGTGCCTCTGCCGGTACCAATGGCCGGTAGTGAATCGGGAATGTTTCAGTTTCCGCCCCCAGGCACGCTGGTTGAAGTGGGATTCGTGGAGGGCCGCCAGGATAAACCCTTTATCCGCCAGATAATGCCGCAGGGACATAACCTGCCAGCGGTTAAGCCCGGCGAACAGTTGCAGCAGCAACGCGATGGAGTGTCGCAGCGCGTGACAGTTGCCGGTGACTGGGTACGCCAGACTGACCAGACAATCAGCGAAACATCAATGACGCGGGAAGTGACAGCAGACGATGAAAAGCGAAAAGTGGTTGTCCGCGAAACGACAGTTCAGGCGACGGATAAAACAACCGTGCTGGGGACCGTCACGCTTCTGGCCGGTGCGGTTGTGCATGTAAGCGAAGGTGATTACAGCATCGGCACATCTGGCAACCTGACAGTGGCATGCAGTAAGGATAATTCTGTCAGTGTTGGCCAGAACGTGAAACGCGACGTTGGCGGCAAGCTGGAAGACCATATCAAAGGCAATGCCGATCTTACTGTTGACGGAGCGCTAACCGAGAAAATTAAAGGCATCCGTAAAAGCGTCGCCGCAGCGCAGGAGTTGATCGGGGCATCCGTTAAGCTGGGCAGCCAGGAAATCAACGTACTCACGTTGCTGACCGACACGCTGGATGTTGTCCGCGAACTGGCACAGATATGCGCCAGCCATTCGCACCCGAACACCGGAACCAGTGGACAGGCATCACAGTTCACCGGAACTGCTGAGAAAACAAACGTCTTGAAGAAAAAATACAGCCCCCTGATTGCCTGACATAACGCAGGCGAAAACCATCACGTCACCAGACGTCACAGAACGCCCCACAGCAAGCGCAGAAATATAAGGCCGACAACGTTCGGCCTTTTTTGCGTTCGTTTAACCACGCCCCACAGACGAAGCGACAGAGCGCAGACGGAAGCGGATCCGAGACGGAAACGGCGCTACACCGCACCCGCCTGCGGTATTTGGATCATAAAAATTTTGCAAAAGAATTTTTGCGCAAAGCAACCCGCCAGCCCGCGCCGCCGCTGGGCTTCTGCGGTCAGTTGGCTTTTGCACACCGCGCAAGGATTTGCAGCACTTTGCAAAAACTGCCGTCCAGCCTGCGTCTAACCGATTGGTTAACATGATGTTTTTAAAAGGATCGTTTTACTTTCCGTCACGATCAAATGTGAGCGGCGATGTTCAGAGAGGATTGATTGATATGGCCGCGAAGCCTTGCGGGGCAAGGCTTCCGGCTGGTTTTGCTTTGCTGTGATTTTTGCAAAAAAATGCGCGAAAGGATCAATCAGGCAAGCGGCCTTGTGTTACTTCGAAATCAACCAGCTTGTTAGTTTTGGTGTCCAGCGTGCAGGTATAAGTCATGTTAACTTTGGCGTTGAAACCGTTAGTAAATTTCAGTTTGTCGCCAACATAGATAATCTGATTCTTTTCTGGCTTGTTGATGTAGCGGCTGAATATGTTCTCAAAAGCGCCATTGGTCCATTCGAAATCGTATTTTGATGTTTTCTCAATTGGGCTTTTGCAGACCATCAAGGCGTCTACTAAGTGCGCATCAAAAATACACTGGCCGTCGTTCTTGTCGCATACCTTAGTTTTTGCCGGTTCTTTTGCTGCCGGTTCTTCATCACCGCTGAAATACCAGTAACCAATCCCGACCAGCACCAACAGAACAACAAAGCCGCCAAAAGCATCACTGGCTTTGACTCCTGGGTTTTTTACACCACAGTGGGGGCAAGTCTTCGCTTTGCTGGAGATCTCCTTTTTGCACTCTTTACACTTTACCATTGCCATGGATAAACCTTCCTTTTCATCTGGTCATAAAGTGGCTGAAGTCTAACGAGTGATCGCATTCAGTAAAAGAAAAAAAGCCCCGCGGCATCGCGGGGCTTTGTATTGAAACGTGGTACATTTTTTCGATGTGTGGACGATGTGTGGACATCGTTAGAAACAAATCCTTTTGTTTCATGGGATTGCGTCTAAAATTAAAACAGCATTGCTGGCTTTTTTCATTTTGGGGAACTGTCATGGCTGAACCGCAGCTGCTGTTGAACTATAC